CATTATCGCGAAAAAAAATACTCGAAACTGCGGTTTCACGTGGAACATACTAGAAAACAGACCTACCCCTCCCTTCATACAAAATATTATTTGGTTTTAATATCAATGGTTATCTTACTGCATGCGTCCTTCATCTTCCTGTCTACTTCTTTCCAATCAATAGGAGGCTTAACTCCATTGTGCTTAGGTCTTGGTTTATTGAATACCAATAGATAGATAACGATACTGATGATTATTAAAGCTATCATTTCTCCAATGCGTTAGCCTTCTCAATTAGCTTCTCATATTGCTTGGCTGTCTTCCTTAACTCCCTCAGAACGATAGTATTCTGATTGATAGATAATGCCAGCGTTTCTGCTTCTTTGTTGATTGCTTTTAACTTCTCCTGTAGATCCATGTTTATTTGGGTTTATTCTTTCTATAACTCTTGAATGAGTATTTCTTCTTCTTACTGTATTGCCAATCCACTATGTCATCACTGAATACAAAACCGTTATCTGATCCGCTTCCTCGCTCAGTATGTGGTAGGCAATTGTTAACCTTTATGGTTCCTTTTAACTTGCTCATAAGGAGTAATTACCGTTAACCGTACATCCGGTATCTAAAGGCCATGATATGTAAATTATTGTCTGACCATTAACTTTTGTTATTGAATAATTGTAAATAAGCACCTTATCAGCATAAGTAACGCTTATTTCTTTATCGGTTGATGAATAATGAAAGCCGTTAAACATATTGGATGTAATTACTATTTGATCTTTAGGCTTAATGTGTGATGAGGAATAATCAGGATTCGAGCAATTATGTAATGTCCAAAAGTTGTATTTCCAGGTTCCTATGAGTGGATTAATAGGCTTGATTTCTTGATGACATGACGAAAAAAGGAGTGCGCACCCTAAATACGCACCCCAAAAACACCTCAACGAACTATGAAAACCTGATTTTTTCATTGACATTCTTTTAACGCTTGGTATTGCCTAATCATTTCAACCGTATCACCATGAGCGACCGCACTTTCAGCCTCGGCAATAGTTTTCTTCAGCATAATTGCACCGAATGCGCCTTGTGGAATAGATTCATATTCCTTTAGTAATTCGCGGCAACGAACTACTTCCTGTTGAATTCCTTCAATTATGTTCATTTCTGTTCAAGAGATTTAGCCCCTTCAATTAACTTTAAATAGATCAACTTATTAAGATTAATTTGCCTTGATATTTAAAATGAACGTCTCCTTTTTTAAGTCTATCTTCAGGCTCTAAAGCAGATGGATCATTCCAATATTCCTCAGGATCACCATCGGTTGATTGATTATCCAAATGATCCTTTTTTACCTCATAAATTTTAAAATATTCACCATCTCTGCAATCACCTCTCGCCTGAATCCTAACCGGCATATCTTCAGGATATTTTTTTAACGCCTTAATTAATTGCGAAACTGTATTCATAGTCTTTAGGTATTTAGCTTCTCTTGTAAGTCCATAAATTAAAGTTTTGATATTCTGTTTAAAACATCTTCCGATGAATGGCCGTCAAATGGTGGAGCTTGAGATAGTTCTTGAAACTGGCATTGATCCCATTTTGATATTGGTAAATGATATGTAATCTGTCTTCCTTGCCTAGTATCGATTCCTAATAAAAACCAACCATCCCATTCAGTTCCATCAGAATGCTTTTTAGATTTCCAAATATTCCCAGTTCCAATCATATTACACAATGCAATATAAAGCACAATTCTATGCTCATACAATTGCTCAAACGTGTGATAACCATCTGATATTTCATTGGTTTTGCACCCACTTGCAATTATAGTATTTATAGCTTCTTCTTTAGTCATTTTTAGTTTAAGGATAAGGTTATTTTAATCGTATTCAGATTCATTGTCTTGTAATCCCAAACAGTATAAATAGAGGTTTCGGAATAATCAAATTCAGATCTCAACGTCTTACCATCTGTGATGAATCCCCATATTCCAGTAAATCGTCTCTTAGGTGCTGGAGACATTAACACAGTCATAGGGTTCTCTACTGTCCAAAGATTGAAATATTTCATAAAAGTTTAAGATCATTCTCAATAAGACGTATTTCACGAATTAATTTTGCCTCAACTTGAGCCTTTATATTAGCTTTAAAATCAAAATCATCACGATATTTAACTTCATAGCTATTTGATGGATTACCAGATTGATATTGATAAAGCGAAATTAGAATAATTTGATCGGTTTTTTGAAGTTCGTTTAAATCATTTCTTTTTAATTCAAGATCTTTAAGTAATGAAGCCGCTCGTTTTATTTGATCTTCTTCCATAAATCAATCTAATGTAGATGTGCGGTGATCCAATTCAAAAACTATTTGCCCATTAATTGAGCGTTGATTTTTCTTTGCGCGAAGCTGTATGGCTTTATCTACCCTATTTGGAAGCCTCAAAAGCCTTGTTTTTTCGTCGTTTTCAGTCTTTTTGCCCATATTTCTTAATTGATGTTGTAAACATAGTATAATAGTATCACATTGCAATGAGATGGAGCTAAAAATATTTTGAAATTATTTTCATGCTTTGTTTGGTGATATCGTTTAGATAGTATAGTTTTGGTCAACGATTCACAACAACTAAAACAAAACGCCAAATGAAAACCTATCAAAAAACATTTACTGATTCACATGGTGAGGTGTGGGCAGTTGAACATAGATTTAAATCCAATTGGGAATTTATGGGATGGGATTTTTATAAGAATGATAATTGGTGTCAATTCATATCGGATAATGAATTTTCACTTAATGGTGCAAATGTGACATGCAAAACTGATGATGAGGCAATCAAAATAGGGATTGCTTTGGAACGTCTTGACTCTGAATCGGAAGTTGCATTCTTTAAATCACATCCTGAATTAAACCCTTAACCCTAAAAAGTAAATACCACTAACCCCTAAAATTATGAAACATACAAAAGGCCCTTGGAAACTGTCAATTAATAATGGTTCAGGTAGACAAATTATGGCAGTTATTGGTAATGGTGATCAACAAAATCTTGCTGAGTTTAAATTAAGAGGCGATATTCCGGTAACTATATTCACGGATGTTTGGGTTCAATTTCCTTCTAAAGAATGGAATGAAATGCAAGATGCAAATGCTGAACTAATCGCCCGAGCTCCTGAACTTCTCGAAGAAAACGAAAGCCTTAAAAATGAATTACATGAATGTAAGGCTGGGCGTAAAATTTCTATAAATGTTCTGAATGCTGAAATCTCAGAATTAAAATCAATCAATAAGGAACTCTTAGAGGCTCTTGAACGATTTGTGAAATTCGCTAATTTAATTAATGGACAAAATAACTTCAAATCATCAATGGTCTTACAGGCCGAGGCCGCAATTAAAAGAGCCAAGTTATGAAAACTCCATACGAACTTGAATCACTAAAAATAACCTTATGGACAGATTTGATTTAGACCCCCGCAATCCTATTTACGATCTCGCCTATGATCCGAAAGGAGGATCAGGGATATTGAAGGCGCAAATTTGGATCGACACTCATGGTGGTGAGCATAAGTTTGAATACTTTTTAGCTTACACTTGGTCAGAAACTGTCAATGGAATTGAATTGGATATTCAAAAACCTAACCTTTATTTCGCCTCTTCATTGGAAGAAGACATTATGGATTCACTTAGGAAAGAGGACATAAAATTTGACACGATCAACTGGGTAACGCTTTAACTTAGATAGATAAAATTATGAAACGCTACAACTTTCTTATCAACAATCAAATAACATCTGTTTATGCTTACTCAATAGAAGAAGCTGAACTATTTATTTATCCTGTTCTTAATCCTAAAATCTTTACTATAACTAAATAAAAACTATGAAGACACAAATATTTAAATACTATTCAGAATTTCTGAATAGAGAGGATAAAAAAATAAATGGCATTACTCAAGAATTCGCTTATGCAAATCCGAATTGGGCCGAAGAAAGAAATAATGAAGGCTGTTGGAATTGCAGCGATTGCCGCTATTGCCGCTCTTGCAGCGATTGCAGCTATTGCAGCGATTGCAGCTATTGCAGCGATTGCAGCGATTGCCGCTATTGCAGCTCTTGCAGCTCTTGCAGCTCTTGCAGCGATTGCAGCGATTGCCGCTATTGCAGCTCTTGCAGCTCTTGCAGCTATTGCAGCGATTGCCGCTATTGCAGCTCTTGCAGCGATTGCAGCTATTGCCGCGATTGCAGCGAAAAAATAGAATCCGGTGATCCGAAAAAAATATTCACTAAGAAATCAATTCCTGTAATTGAGAATATACATCAAAAAATATTTGAAGCTGCATCTCAACCAAATGCTTTAAATATGAAAGATTGGCATTCATGCGATACAACGCATTGCCGTGCTGGCTGGGCTGTGCATTTAGCGGGAGAACAAGGTTACGAATTTGAAGAAAAGACCGATACTTTATTTGCAGCAATGTTAATCTTTAGAGAATCTTCTCCTATTAAAGTTTCACTTCCAAAATTCTTTGATACAAACGAAAACGCATTGGCTGATATGAAACGTTGTGCTGAAGAAGAAGCTAAATTGAAGTCTTAACCTATAACAAAAATGGAGACAAACTAAATAAACCACCATAAAATGGAAAATGTAACAGAATGTAAGAAAATCAGGGATTGGGTCAAAGATGGCAAAACAATTCCAATCTATGCAATCGGATTATCTGATGGACAAGGTGGTGAATCTGTAGGATCTGAAATACCGATAGGTACGCCTGTGACTGAGTTAGTGATAACCCCTAACGCTAACCCTCAATACGCTTCTAGGATCAAATGGAACAAACCAGGGTCAACCGGTGGCTTTAAGGGTGGCAATCGTGGAGGCAATGAATCATTCGCTTTGAGCTATGCCAAAGACATTGCTGTGGCTCATATCAATCATGGGAAAGAATTTAAGGCTTCTGATGTAGTTACAGTTGCAGAAGTATTTTATGTTTGGCTTCAATCCAAGAAATCATGAACGAAATAGAAAAACCAGATACCCCTATGTCTGTGCTGGAATTATTTAGCACTTCAAAGGACAGCATCAAATTATTTGGCGATAGCATTATCGATCAAGTAAAAGAAGGTAATGCAGATCCTCTTAGGATTGCCGCGCTTACTCGTTCGATGGAAGCCATCGCAAAATATGTAAATGATAATCTTAAAGATAACCAAAAGAACGAAGCACAAAAGTATGGGGATAAACCTTTCATGGCTCACGGTTGTGAAATGCAATATACTTCAGTGAAAACAGATTATGTTTATGCTGTTTGTGGTGATCCTATTTGGAATGAACTTCAATTGGAATCGGCAAAATTGAATGAACAAATCAAGCAACGTCAGGAATGGCTCAAGACTATGGGTAATCCCCAAGACGTTAGGGTTGGTGATGAACTGGTAACTATCATTCCACCAATGAAGAAAACTCAAATGGGCTTGAAGGTAACAATCAAATAGTATGGAGGGAACTTTAATCACAGCACAAATAGGCACTATACGCACTCACGTTGACGGTAGTGTATCTATCACTTTAACCACTCCAGAGCTTTCACAAGGCAAAGCAGGGGAAATTTTCAGCCTTAGAAACAAAGTGGCTTACTGCTATGTCAGTGCCAAGCAAATAGAAGTTAACGAAAGGAAAATGATTGATGGCCTTGAGCCTGAAATTGTAGGTAAGACACCGAGCAAAAGACTTCATGATGTTCTTTATCGTTGTTGGGAACAAAAGCCAGAAGGCTATCCAGACTCAGATTCTTATTATCGCGCTAAGATGGAATTGATTACTAACAGTTACAAAGCAAATTTAAACCCATGAGTGATGCTACACTTTGGAAATGGTTTAGTCAATTTATTAGGCTTAGGGATGCTTCGCCTTTTGATGGTATTGTTCGCTGTATATCTTGTGGTCGTCCTCATGTTTGGAATGATGGTGATCTTAGCGCGGGGCATTTTATCGCTGTTGGTAGCTCTCTGGCCACCAAATACAATGAGAAAAACGTTAACGGCCAATGCACTCATTGTAATAAGTTTTTACACGGGAATAGTTATGCTTATTCGGTTGCTCTTAGGACTAAGTACGGACAAAATACACCCGAAGAACTTTTAATTGCAAGCAAACAAAGAGCAGATTTAGGGCGAGTTATAATAATTGCATTGACTGAATACTACAAAGTAGAAGTTAAAAGGCTTAAACAAGAAAAGCATTTATGAAAGCAAACAAAGCAAGTTCATCGGAAAGCGCGCGCCATCCTTATTTAAGACGCGGCTTTTGGCTTACTAATAGATTCTGGTACGATAGTGACATCTATTCAAAAGAAACAAGAGAACGCTTAGATAAGCTTATTTTAACGTTCGAGCATCCAAATCGCATGATGTTGAATTTAATCAATACCAAATGACGCAGAATGAAATTATAATCTTGGTTATCCTATTCAATCCAGGTTAGTGACAAATAAAAACGGTAAACGATATTCTGAATATTATTTTGCATGAAAGTCTATCAGGGAGGCCAAATAAAATATGTAAAAACGCTTAGGATTAACGAACCTATTCAACAGGTTTATTTTACAGCTCCTCAGATAGGAAAAATAATTAGCGAGACGGCTACAACAGTTCGCTTTTGGGCTTCACAGTTTGAAGTTTATAGGAAAGCAGGTAGTCACACATGGCATTATCCTAGAGCTTCAGTGGCTCAATTTCATCAAATAAAATACCTTCTCAGAACTGAAAAGTTCACAATAGAAGGAGCTAAATTGAAACTAAAATCAATACACGTATGATACTCATTCTCCTTCCTCCGCTTTTATTCTTAGCTTACATGAGCTTAGTATTTTATTATTTCAATGACTTTGATAAAGATTTAAACTGGTGAATTATGAACAAATTATTAATGTACTTTATTGGCACTTGCTTATTTGGCTTTGCCGACACTTGGATTTTTAACCATGTGAATGTATGGTTGGCTATCCTATTACCTTTTCTTGTCCTAATATTAATTTTAAAACTAAAAAACAAATGAAAAAATCAATCATCGCCATCGCGCTTGTAATTGTTCTCGCATCATGCGAAAGAGTTGCGCCAAATTATTATGGCGTTCTTATGGAGAGCTATGGTAAAAATGGTAAATCAGATTATTCCAGACAACAAGGGAGAGTAAATGTAATGGCTCCAGGAACAGAATTATTTCAAGTTCCAGCATTTGAACAACGGGGAAAATTCAATGACGGAGGGCTTGAACTTAAAGCTGCTGATAATACTAATTTCACAGCTCATCCACTTTATTCTTATAAAGTAATTGAATCTAGAAGTATTGATGTTGTTTTTCAAAATGCTCGTCTTGGTTCGGGCGATGAGTTTATGCACAACTTAGAGGATAATATCTTAGAGCCTCACATTTACGATCTAATAAAAGAAGAATCAAGGAAATATCCCACTGATACTCTAATGGCGACAGGTGGAAGTTTGAAATTTGAAAGACGTTGCGAAGTAATTATTAAAAAAGCCTTTGAAACTGCGGGGTTAGAATTAATCACCTTCAGTGCGAACTTACAATTCAGTCAAAAGGTTACTTCTAAAATAGATAATCGTAATGAGGTTAATACTAATATCAGCGTTATTGATCAGCAAATAATTGAGCAGAGAAAACGCAATGAATTGGAAGCCCTTAAAACCGAACAGAATTTAATACGCAGTCGCGGTATAACTCAGCAACTTTTGCAAGAACAATTCATTGAAAAGTGGGACGGGAAAACGCCTCTTTATGGACAAATGCCAATCCAATTATTCAAAAAAGAATAGTATGACCCACCTAGACCTAAAGACCATCCTAGAATACCGAGAACAGGAACAGAGATTAAGGAAGTTCAAGGAAAGCCAATGGCAAAAAGTTTTCGGCTTCAATCCTTTAATCGCTGCCGTTTTCACTTGCTTAATCGGTGCTATGTTTGCAATAGCTTTACTGTTTATTACTTCAATTGTTGTGAAATGACATACGAACAATTTTTAGAAAGCAAACAACACTCAATTGGAAACTTTGGAATAGAACCAGAGTTCATGCCTGATTCAATGTTTGATTACCAAAAGTATGTTGCTAATCACATCATTAAAAAGGGTCGCGCAGCTTGTTTCCTTGATACTGGATTGGGTAAAACGCTTATAGAATTAGTAACCGCAAAGAACTATATTCATTCGACTAATAAGCCGGTCCTAATTATTTGCCCTTTGGCAGTTGCCTTTCAGTTTATTAAAGAAGCAAAGAAGTTTGATATTGATGATATCGAATATTCTAAAGATGGAACATTTACTAAAAAGATAGTTGTCTGTAATTATGAACGTCTTGATAAGTTCAATAGTTCCGATTTTGATTGCGTTATTTTGGATGAAAGCTCTATTCTTAAAAACTTTGAGGGTGCAATTAAAAACCAAGTCACAAGTTTTTTAAAGCGTGTCAAGTACCGTTATTTATTCACAGCTACTCCATCTCCAAATGATTTTACAGAACTTGGGACCAGTTCGGAGGCTTTGGGTTATTTAGGTTATACAGATATGCTCACACGTTTCTTCACAAACAATGAGGACACAATTAGCCCTATGAATATCGGAACAGAATGGATTTTAAAGGGACACGCTAAAGAGAACTTTTTTAAATGGGTATCAGGTTGGTCCATTTCAATGCGCAAGCCTAGTGACTTAGGATTTGATGACAGTAAGCATATTTTGCCTCCATTGACAGTTAACTATCATTCGGTTAAGAACGAAAGGAATATGGTTATTGATGGGCAAATAATGCTATTCAACCAGATTGCAAAAAGACTTACAGAGGTCCGCGAAGAAAATAAACTCACAATTGAAAAGCGTTGCGAGATGGCAGTGCAATTATCCAACCATCATGAAACTTCTGTCTATTGGTGTAACCTAAATAACGAGGGAGATTTGATTGAGGACATGGATGATGATGCCTATCAGATTAAGGGTTCAATGGACCTAGACAAAAAGGAAGAATTATTGATCGGATTCTTTCAAGGCCATATTAAAAAGCTAATCACAAAGCCAAAGATGACTGCTTTCGGTTTGAACTGGCAGCACTGTAACCACACAGTTTATTTCCCGACTTTCTCTTATGAGCAATACTACCAAGCGATAAGACGGTTTTGGAGATTCGGCCAGACTAAAGAAGTAATCGTTGACCTTGTTTTTTCAGATGGACAAAAAAGGGTTTTAGATTCTTTAATGGCAAAGACTGAAAAGGCAAATCAATTGTTCGACAAACTGAATGTTAACATCAATCAAAAGTTTGATATCAAAAATAAAGAGTTCAACAAACCAATCTTAAAACCTGCTTTCTTATGAACGTTAAGGACCAATTAATTACCGATCAATACGCCATTTATAACGGTGATTGCATGCATGTGCTACCTGAATTATCAAATGAATCCATTGATCTTTCGGTTTACTCACCTCCATTTGCTGGACTTTATAATTACAGCTCGAGCGAAAATGATTTTAGTAACTGTGAAACTCGCGAACAATTTTTAGAGCAATATGAATTTTTGGTAAAAGAAATCGGTCGAATCACAAAACCCGGGAGAATCACAGCTGTACACGTTACAAACATCAAAGATTCAAAGACGGGTGACATGTGGAATTTTCCTAATGAGGTAATAAAATTACATCAAAAATATGGCTTCACTTGGAAGGACCAGATAACTATTTGGAAAGAACCATTAAAGGTGAGGATGCGCACAATGGTCCGAAGCCTTATGCATAAACTCATAGTCGAGGATTCTACCGAATGCTTTACAGCTATGCCTGACTACATGCTAGTTTTCAAAAGGAAAGGAGAAAATTTAGTACCTGTTACTCATCCTGTTGGACTAAGTCATTATGCTGGTGAAATTCCTGTACTTCCAGATATGCTAGAAAAGTATGGAACCTATGAACAATTAAGGGCTAAATATTTGGGTTGGGAAGATCCCAAAACAAATAAATTAAGTCATATCATTTGGCAGCGTTACGCCTCTAGCGTTTGGGATGATATTAGAATCGATGAAGTTTTGCAATACAAAGAAAGTAAAGACGAAGATGATGAAAAGCACGTTCATCCACTGCAATTAGATGTTATTGATCGTTGTGTTGAATTATGGTCCAATCCTGACGAAATTGTTTTAACTCCTTTCATGGGCGTTGGTAGTGAGGTTTATAGTCCTGTCCGCTTGGGACGTAGGGCAATAGGAATTGAATTGAAAGATACATATTACAAACAGGCAATTAAAAATCTTTCAAATATCGAATCACTGACTAAGAAATCACAACTTAGTTTAATATGAGACTTCGAAATGAATCCATAACCTTAAACCTTAACAAATGAAACCTTTATCTATTGAAACAAAATTAGCAGCGCACTTCCTAAAACAATATTCAGAATCACTTTCAAACAATGGATGTAATGATCTCGATGATGATGTTATGGAAATATTGGCAACTTGGACAGACGAACAAAAGGAGCTATTTATGAGGGATGCCAGTGCTTGGAACAAAGGGAATATAGAATTAGATTCGCCCGAAGAAATGCCCGATTGGATGATTGCAGATGTGCTTGCTTACCAATTAGAAAAGCAATGAGACTCCGCAACGATCTATTTGACCTTAAACCTTAAAAAGGGGAACATACGAAGAATTTGAAGAGTCTTTTAATAAGTGGATGGAAAGTTTGGATTTATGAAACGGCATACATGGATTAAAACATCATCCCATAATTGGGAATGTTGCAACATGCGGACTTAAAAAGGAAGTCACAACACCTCCAAGAATTAAGAGATTTGAGGCAACCGTTAATGTCACATCCTATTATAAGGCCGGAATTAAACTTCCCAATATTGTTGAATGTATTTTATGATTTTTTTCTACTATTTGTTTTGTGATGTGATAAGAATTATTACTTTTGTCTTGCGGGTTGGAGAAGTCAGGTCGTTCTCGCTGGGCTCATAACCCAGAAATCGTTGGTTCAAATCCAGCACCCGCTACTAAATATATCCTTTGTTGTTAACTGTGGAGGTAAACGACAAAGGGTAAGGCCAAGGTAACTAACACCACTTTAGCCCTGCCCGATTCTCCTCCACGAGTCGGGCTTTTTTATTTTATACCAATGAAAGAATGTGCCTTAATAGTAAATCCAAACAGATTAAAAAAATATAATTATTCAGACATATTTGCAAATGCTCCTGATAAAATGATGGCATGGATGCTAATAAGAAATGAATGTAAACGATTAAAAATGAAAGTTCCGACACTAGATCAAATTATGGAACTATGAAAGGTACTTGGAGAGATAGCGCACGGCCTTTAATAGCTAAAGCACTTGAGGAAAGCAAAGGTAAAACCGAACCTGAAATAAGGAAGGCTTTGCGCGATGCTTATCCTTGGGGAGAAAGACGAATGCACCCTTATAAGATTTGGTGCGATGAGATTAAAGTACAGCGAGGATTAAAGAAGTCAAAGGTTTTTGTTCAGCCAAAGAATCAAACATCTTTTTTATGACATACGCAGAACAGCTTTTAGATTATCGTTGGATCGAAAAGCGTGAATATATTAAACAGCGCGATTTTGGAATGTGTCAAAATTGTATGTCATGCCGAAATTTAAATGTGCATCACAAAAAATACGTAAAAGGATTGATGGCATGGGAATATCCTGATTGGTTCCTTATAACACTTTGCCAAAGGTGCCATGAGAAAGAACATAAATTCGGTCCAGACATTCCTATCCTTAATGAATTAAGCCTATTGGATAAGTCCTTAGTGAGCCTTAAGACCAATGTTAGATTGCTTCGCGGACTAATGGAAAAACAAGCAAACGATTTTATCAAGAAAGCAAGTGGCCAATAAACCCTATATGCCTTTAATGATGGGCGATTGGATTCGCGGCACTCAGGGGATGAGAGCTGAAGTAAAGGGGGTTTATATCGGTTTATTGGTCCATCAATACGATCACGGATTTTTACCATCGGACTTTGAAACGCTTTGTTTGATAGAGCCTGAAGTGGGTAAGGTTTGGGATAAGCTAAAATGCAAGTTTGAAGAATTTGAACCCGGAAAATTGCGCAACATCAAATTGGAAAATGTAAGGGCATTTTGGAATAAACAAGGTAAAAACGGCAAAAAAGGAGGTAGACCAAAAGAAGAAAAGCCAGAAACAAACCCAAACAATATCCCAAAAGAAAACCCAAACACTAACCTTCATACTGATATTGATCTTGATAATGAAGAAATATTAAAAGGAGTCAATGAAAATTTGAAATATGGGATTAGTGATACATACCTAGGCGATATTAGATCGCATTGGAAGACAATAGATTTTGATTTTCAAGTCCAAAAATTCTTTGAAAAGGTGAGGGGATCACCAACTAAATACGAAAATTATGACGGGGCCGCATTAAGGCTTGCCCTACAATCTCAATTAAGAAACGCGAAACCTAAAACAAATGGGACTTTTAAAACAGGAATTAGACAGGCTGGCCCCCAAATCCTCGGAGGAGAAAACTACCAAGAACCTCTTTGAACACATCGAATTGACGTTCGAAGAATCTGAAGAGGCTTTACGTGTTGCCCGAGAGAAAAAGCACAATGAAATCGAACAAACTAAATATTTCGAGCGCATTAGGTCCATACCTGTTATCCCTAAATTCAGCCCACAATTGGCATTTGAAGGCTTAAAAAAGACATTAAACGCACACGGAGGACCATTCAAAATTGATGAACAAAATAAGAATGTGGTCCGCATGCTTTGCCTTTATTTTTCAAATGACGCCCGTTTTGAAACCGAATACAATCTTTCCCTTTCGAAAGGTATTTGCCTGAGTGGTCCGGTTGGTGTTGGCAAGACGCATTTGATGGCATTCTTTCAAAGAAATCCACTTCAAAGCTATATGATGCCATCATGCACTAAAATTGAAAACAAATGGGTAAACGATGGATCTAAGGAACCTTATACAATCAATGACATTGGAATCATAGAGCATTACAGCTCTCAACAGCAAGCCCCTAATGACGAAATTTACCTACATAAATCACTTGGTATCTGCTTCGAGGATCTTGGGACCCGTGAAAATACCACTCAGAAGCGATTTGGAGAGGATAAGAACGTTATGGCTGAAATCATACTCAATCGTTATTCAAATCGAATCCCATTCATTCAGACGCATTTTACAACGAATTTAGACGCTAAAGGCATTGAAGAGAAGTACGGCACCAGGGTTAGGGACCGAATACGGGAAATGTGTAATTATATAGTTTTGGAAGGTAAAAGTAGGAGGTAATTTGTAACGTGTTAAATGAAATGATATGAGAGTAAATATTAAAACAAATGGAGCAGTAAAAGACCCGGACATCAAGGCTCTTTACCTTTTTAAAAAAGCTCTGGAAATATCCACACCAAGAATGGTGAATGCGAATCTGAAATTTGCAATCGAAAGTTTCAATTCTAAAAAGTAATCCCTATGAACAATAAAGAAGAAGCTGCCCACGCATGGGCCAAAGAATCCGACAAAAGACATGGATATGTTAATCCCGCATTAGCTTATTCAGAAGGCATTTCCGACTTCAAGGCAGCGCTTATACAAGCCGTGGAGAAAGATAGAGATGAATATAAATCAATTCGCGATGGGTGGAAGCCACAAACAATTCAATTTGAAACTTACGATTTGGCAGTAAGAATACACGATAAATTTTTATCTAGGATCAACGAAACAAAACCACTATGAATGAACTAGAAAAACAGATTTTTGATTTGATATCTCCTTGGATTTCATCTAAAGAAATAGCGAAAGAAGTTTCCAAGTTCTTCCTTGAGGAAATAAAAGATGCGTTTGATAAAGGATGGATGTCAAGAGCAGTATTGCCGGAGGAATTTGATAAAGAACTTTTAGACTACCTAAAATCAAAATATAAAATTTAAGACAAACATGAAAACATTTGATAAATGGCTGGAAGAAAAATTTGGCAGGCAAGACGCTTCTTTATTTACTAAAGGATCACTTGTAAGGGAAGTTGCATTAAAATGGGCTAGATACAAAAACAATAAAATTAAACATTGTAAATTAACTGGTCGTCCAATAACTATTAATCACCATCAAGAGAGATAATATGAAAGAACTTAAATCATGGGAAGAGGTTAATTACCAACTTCAACATTCAGGCGGTGTTAATCCTCACGCTTTCCGTTTAGGATGGTTACAAGCTAAATCATCACCTAAAGAGGAAGTTGAGAGAAGTGAAGAGGTGAAGAAAGAGCCGAATATTTCTATAAAAATAAACAACCCATTACCATTTATAATGGGGAACCTACATTCACACGTTGATAGAATTTTGCGCGATAAAGGAATGATGCATAAAGAAATTGCTGAGGCTATAATGTCATATACTTATGATCCATTTCTAAATCAGTTCTTGGCATCGAAAGACTCACAGAGCGAGATTGAATCGCTTAGAGAACGACTAAAGGAACAACAATTTTTACACCTTGAGAAGAATAAATTAATCAAAGAACTCGAAAGCAAATTAGCTGCTTCACAAGAAGTGATTGAATCGCTCAAGAAAGATTATGAATGGTTCAAAATAGAAGCATTTAAAAAATCCTCGGAAATTAAAAAACTTGAGAATGAAAACGAAATTCTCCATAAGGTAATCGATAATAAAACCGAAGTCCTCAAATGCCTTAGCGAATTAGATGCAAAGATACCAATTCATGTAGAAGCAAGATTAAAAGTTTTGGGCGATCAGTATGAAGAACTTCAAAAACAATACGCTCAATTGGATGGCAAATTAAGCCCCAAGGAAGAAGAACAATAACTATTTAGTTAATCGATCGATGGTCTTTTGCTTATCCTCTGATCCTCGCGAGCTACCTCTATGGAATGAAAGCACTTGGGTAAATACACCGGTGACAGCTCCCCAGACTGCTGTAACTGCCGTATAATCAACGTTCACATCTTTCTTGACTAGATTTAGCATGATCATCATTAAATAGGCTGTGAGCCCACCCCAAAGGGCCGTGACGAAAATATCAATTATGTAGGCTATGTTTTTGCTCATCCAAGAAGCATTAGCAGTTTCTTGGATTTTAACATTCATATCTTGGGCAGATTTAATACTCTCCAAATACGCCTTATCCATCTCATTAGCTTGCGCCTGTAGGGTTTCAAAGTTCCGGTTGATCTCTTCGGCTATCTTTAATTTGGCTGCCTCTAATTCGTCTTTAGTGGTTATTACATTGTCCAGTACTTTGCCGACTGAATCGACAACATCTTTAATTCCACCTTTGAATAATCCTGCTAATGAAAATGGCATATCTTAAAAATTTAAATAGTAACATCCAATGAATCCCAGCGCCAAAATTCCTTTCAATATCCAAACTACCTGAAGCGGGGCTTTCTGGCTTAACCGATCGATAACACTTCCTTGCCCGAGATACCAGATAACTTTTCCTCTAGCTATACTCAATCCAGTATCGAATAGGAACCAATAGGTAGATAGCGCACATGGGATAACAAACCAATTCGGGCGCGGGTCGTAATAAGCGAATACAACCGCAAAAATTATTGTTATCGCGGCATTAAGCGGATGCCAGGGGCTAACATGCTTTTTTTCGATGAGCAGCCAATTGTAAAATACCGCTATTCCTATAAAGGCTATCCAGATTATCAGGTTCATTTGAGAATTTTTATAAATGCTTGTACATGATTAATACCCCGACTCATGAGCATTACTTCCCCTCCATTGCTTGCATTTGAATGCGATGTGTTTCCCTCAATCGCCTCAAACATGGTCTTACTTTCGTTTATCCAGCGTTTGAAAATACCGGTATGATCGGCTAATTTATCTCCATCCCAATCATAAATAGATATGTCCCCTGGTTCAGGATCGAACGTTATGAGATTGTTTTTCTTAGCATATACATAAATCGAAGGCACGTAATGATACCCATGAATGCCATTGATGTTCGGAAGTGGCTGTTTGGCTTGATCGTAAACCCAGCTAACAAATATTGCACACCAAGGCACCCCGTTCATTCCGTACCAAAGACCATATTTTTGCATGTTAGAATTAGCTGGATCTTCTTTTGTTGTGATCTCTTTTGTGGCTATGTCGATGATTAATTCTCGCGTGTTCATTATCCTGCTTTTAAATAAGACATTCCTTCATTAACTATTTCCTCTGGCTTTGTTCCTCGAATGTATCTATCCACTCCTGCATCCATAGCAAATTCAACATCTTCATCAGATGCAAGCTTGGAAGAGTACATGAAAAATGGTGTCGATCCCTTAGTGCCATCTTTTAGAATATTCTCTATCAGTGCATAACCACTTCCAAAAGGCATGTTTATATCAGAAAAAATCCTGTCAAAACTTTGTCTCTTTAAAATCAGCCTTGCTTCTGATCCGCTACTAGCAGTAATGACTTTTACAGACTTACTTTCAAAGCATCTTTTAAGCTCTTTCATTCTATCCAAATCATCCTCCACTAGAAGAATTATCATTTTAAAAGATTTTGATATGTAACTCCTTAATGATCCAATATACCATCTGAATGGTGAAAAGTGCTCCCATTGCCATATAAAAATATTTCTTGTATCCCTTGAATTCTTTAACGTCATCAACGACTCCGGTTTTTTCGTTTTCGTCATCGCCATACATGCCCCTCCAAAGAATATCTACTCTTCTTTTTAACTCTGCCTCTTCTTCCTTGTTCATCCATTAGTTATTTTCTTCAAGGTATTTGATAATTTCTTTCAATCCGGTAATCGCTCCATTCTTTGTTTCAAGTTCATATTCTCCTGACTTGTTTAGATAAGCATATTGAGCTAAATCTTTCCTGTTCTCCATCCTCTCTTCTTCTAATGTTTTAATCCTTGCTCTTTGACGAATTACGATAGTACTTAGAAACATTACTGCAAATATACATATCGTAAGTATCGCGCTAACCATAACATCTCCAAGCAAAAATAATCATCGTTACTATGTGACTAGAAAATCCGCTATATCTATCATCTGGCCCTAACTTAAATCCCCATGTTAAAAGATCATGATAAGAAATCCACACTGAAGTGTAGTGAAACAAGTACTCGACAATGTACCATAGCTGTATTAAAATAAGCGTTTGAATCATTTTAACATTTCGTTCGCTCGGGTTACGGATAATTTCCAGCATACAGAAAAACAAAGTCATTTCAATTGCCAAAACTAACAACCTCCAAAACCACCATTGAGTAGTTAACTCTTGGTGAAACAATAGGAACCAACTACTCGGATCTCCCTTAGTCGGAAAAAACTGCCATACCGCCCTAAATATAAAAATACTCAGGAAAGTATAGTAAAGTCTCATGGGTGACCTGTTGGAGGCGGTGGAGGAGGCGGTGTTCCTGATTGAAGATTGAACTCATCCAAACTTTCCAAGAAATTAAACAACTCTTTTGATGGCTTAGAGGATTGAATATTAACATCGGATTCATCGATGTAAATAACGCTTCCCCTTCCGCTCATCTTCTCAAGCCATTCCAAAACTCTATCGGATGGCTTATGGGAGTAGATTGGTGAATAAGATTCTACTTTTTCTTTTGCCATAATTTTATAAATGTTTGATTACGTAATATCCTGGTTTCATAATTCTAATTTTTAACTTCTACAATTTTACCATTTCGTAAACCTTAAATCTTCAAACGTACTAGCCGGCTCAGACGTAGCGCATGCCCAACCCCTCGCTGTTGCTGATCCGAAATTAGACTCAGTATAAGATAGATCAGGAGTTCCAGACCCGGGAACACTAGAGGGATTAACAAATATTTTTATAGATGTTCCTACCTGTTCTACTCTTAATGTAAAGGGCTTACCGGGCGCTGATATGGTTGCCGAAGCTGGCGTTTGTAATGCTCCGGCTACATATCTTATTACGCCTAATGTTACGTTATTTAATAATCTGATATAACACAAATTATTATCATCAACATATTTGAAAATCAATCCTGATCCACCTGTACCGCTTGGATTTAATATGCCTTCTGTATAACCGTCAGTTACTCCAGTATCGATGTGACACATCGGTATCGGGCTGGCGCTTCCAGCACTGATACGAGTAAGTTTATTGCTTTGAATTTGCCACAGTGCATCGTTTGCAGTATAGGCATTACTACCCGGTCTTGTATCTGCATTATGCGCAGTTATTAAAACCCCATTTGTATCCGTGTATGAGTCGTATAAAATTACTTTATTTGAATACGGATAATCTGTTGCATATTGATTTTCTACCGTAGCTAGATTTGGTGCGCTTGGCTGTGCATTCCAAACACATATCTCTGAAAATTTGCCTCCAAAAAAGTTGGCATAAGCTGCGCCAGTCCATCCTGCACCAATTGCCGGTATTTGTGTTCCGACTGTTGGAACCGTTGTGCTACCAGTTATTAAAGTTGTACTATTTCTCTTAATGTAAGCAGAACTACTTGCTCCATAGATACCTGTATAAATCTGAGGAAAATCTATGTGAAGCGCTGCAATATTGGCTCCATCCAAAAGAGTAATATTACTTCCGTTAAGGCCGAAATATATACCGTCTTTAGTCGTTACAAATCTTCCAGATTGCAAAGAAATTGGTACTGTATAACCTGCAGTAGTTTGAAGGCCTAAATAAGATTGAAGAACTGTAGAACTACCATTAAAATTCATAGTCCATCTAGTCGTACTATCCCAAATGTCACTATGACTTTCTATTGCAGGAGCGGCCCCATTAAATGCTAAATAATCTCCGCCTCCCTTTTGATTATAGAGCCTAGTTACAGTTCCAGTAGTAGCATTAAGCCAAGATGTTAATGTTGTTCCATCGGATAATGATAGAACAAATCCGCTACAAAAAATATCACGCTCTATACTGTCGCTTGCTCTCTTAACCCTGCATGTTGGTAGTCCATACCAATTTGACAGTCTAGTAAATAATCCATAGTAACTTCCAATAGTTGTGATTCCATCAAATACCTGCGCTGGTGGACTGGCAGTTTTTGCCCAAATAAGTGATTTCCTTATTCTCCATTTATAGGTGTGATAGAATGTATAAGCAGCACCGTTATTCACGGCGTAATTATCTCTCACAAAAGTACTTCTATAAGCGGCCCCTTCACCCATTACGAATTGAGTTGTTCGCATTGTCCATGTTAGTCCATCTAATGAAGTACCCATACTAAGAATTCCAGAATCATTAGGGGCGGCAAGATGCGCTAATGTAAAACACATGCACATTACGTATTGACTATACGTATCATCATAACGTACTTTCAAATGCCAGTTGTGATATGTTGCGGGTACTGATATTGTACAAGTTTGCTCTGCTGCTGCCTGTAATCCTGCTAATGCTGCCAACAAAGTTGCTCCGCTTGCTTGTCTGAATCTAACTCCATATTGGACATCATTTCCTCCACGAACATCAACATACCAAAGTCTTACAACTCCATTTCGATAAACTATTGTAGGACTTGCCCCAGCATCAGGAACGCTTAAAAATAGTGTAGTATTGCCCCAATTTATTCCATTTGATGTTTCAATAGAGTAAAATTTTGTAGTGGTGCTATCCGACCAACGATATATACAAATAATTTTACCTTCATCATCAATACGATCCTCTAAATCAACATCGGAATTATAAGGTGAAATCCCACCAACATTCGGAACAATAGGATTACCCCCAACCAATCCAGGTGGATCAATCCATGTATTTCCTGTTTCCGTATCAGCATCATTACTTACTTCTATCGAAGGATTTTCTCTTGCCTCTGCTGGGTAAGGAGTATGGATCATCCACCATTTATAACCATTCCATCCTAATGGACGATAAATTATATCTGGATGTGTTGTATTTGCGTTAGCGTCATAAGTAGGAACTACAAGATCTGTGGGCACACCAACAGTTTCAAAAAGATCAGGAGAAACTTGAGATACAGGAGCCGATCCTCCGCTTCCCATCCACCAATTTATTTTTGCCTTATTCATTGATTCAAAACAGTTATTTGAAAAGTTTCAGATCCTGCTGCCCCTCTAAAATGTAGTGTCTGTCCTTTTTGAGCATCTAATATTAATTTATCAGTTGTTGTATAAACTCCAGAAATTGTCCCATCTGTTGTGCCTTCATTATTGAATCTTATTGGGCCTGAAATATTTTCTATTAAAATTGTACCCTGATTACTTATGAAAGCATCAATGTTCAAATCATTATCATTTGTATTTGCTGGTACAGTTATTTTTTGTGGGTTTACTGTCATTGTTTGTGTTGCCATAAAATTTATTTTTTATTGGTTATCTCTTCGTTCTGCATTTATAATCGTCAATCCTTCTCTGATCGAACTTCTTACATTAGTAATATAAAAGTATGTCGATTCTGTGGACTGTTTTAATCTCATCATTGTAGTTATGTTTCCATTGTAACGACAATTAAAGATTACATTATCCAAATTTGTTTCTTGCTTGCCTTCAAATTTATCTCCTCCTGAATTCCAAATTCTTTCGCCAAACATTTGAGTAAATGTGCTCCACGAAGCCACATCTTCATTTCGTGAATTTCTTGTATTCGTTTGCTGCTCTATTGTGAGCAATACATCCATTTTACCTATGTTCCTTCCTGAAAGCATTTATGAAATATCTATAATTGTATAAACTAAACTCACTTGTATTGGTGAATCCCCCGCTGTTGGATTCCCAGTACCAATACTGAAACAAAAGTTTTTATTTACATAACTCGTAAGCGATGAATACGAAGAACTTGAATTTATAGGAACGAATAATGTATTATTGGCGGAGGTATTTATTAATCCTAGAGATTGTACTAATACTGCCGTTCCTGAAGTTCCTGAATCCCATCCAAGACGAGCATTCACATTAGTTGCATAAGGAGTCGTCCCATAAGTCATTCTTGTTATACAACTAATAGGAATTATAATCTTATTAGCTCCTGGCGCAGCAACAAGTTCAATAGGAGAAGAATAAGCACTTAATATTTGTCCCGATGTTATTGATTTCTTTACTGTAAAAGTTCCTGTTATTGAACCAGACACAAAATTAGCAATCTTCCAAACTTTTTCATTCGTTCCACCTGCATAGTCTGTCGGTCTAACAATATCAGGCAAACTTTCAGCATCCGTCCCAGCAAGTAATTTATATGAATTTAAGTTTCCTGAACTGTCTCTGTAAAAAATAATGAACCCAACACTTACACCTACTGTTACTATAGCCTTAAGCCCTGTAGTATCAGTAATGTTTAAGTAAACCCCTGCCGCTCCACTATATTTATTATCAGACAGATTAAAAAAAGAATCTTCTATATCCTTAGCGAAAGCCCTCATCGAAGCCTCTACAATTGACTGAGTAGAGTTATCTAAAAAAGTTCCTGATCCAGAGCTATTATAGATTGTATCGAATTGTGATTTTGTTAATACTGACATATCTTAAATATTAAATCCGCTTCCAAATGCCGTTTGACTAAATCCTCCACTAAAAGGCTGTGTTACTCCTGAGCTTGAATTAATGTCCGTAAGCTCCAAAAACTCCCCGTTATAACTATTATTCTTGTCATCAAAGGTAAGGCTTATGGGCAAATAAATTGTATCATCTAAATCTTTAAGAACGTTCACTAAAGGCATGAACACATCACCATAAAGTGATCCTGTAATTTTTTTCCACGATCTTTTGTATTGAGCAATAGTGGTAGAAAGCCAAATAGCATGAAGATGATTTGCTTCCGATATTCCGTTTCGTGTCCAATCTGTGTATCCTACGCCTGAAGAATCGCGATAATAGCCAGCGTAAATAATATCTCCAGCTAAAACATTTTGAATAAGCTGAACCTTTAAAATGTTTGGAAAAATTGTTGTATTACTCGGAAACTGCCCAGATAAAGAAAGATCCAATGGGTTGTCTCTTACTAACGGATTTGGTGAGCCGTTTCTTAAATTAGTAACTAGAACACTAGTAGTAATTGAATCCATTAGCTCTTCTAAAGAAGCATGAAAAATATCATCCTCAACCGCTAGTAAATTATTCGTCTCCCCTGTTATCTCTGTTATCAACGCGTCAAACGGGCTAGTACCATTCACTAAATATTGCACCTGAACTTTGTTGATATAAAAATCAATACTAGGTCTTTGTGAAGGAGTATTGGTTGAAGTTATTAAAACCCATTGGTTAGGATTATTAGTTACATCGTAATCGTTAGGGCGAATAATTGAAGGTATTGATTCAGCAGAAGTATTATTTTGAAACTCATAATAAGCTATTCCTGCAATACCACTTAATCCATAAACTTCCGTCCTTGTGCCTGTAGGTATAGTTAAATCACCGATTAACCAGTTTTCAGGGTCTTGTCCAGGTGTCGAGTTAATGCAAGTTATTTTAGTACTTACAATACAAAGAACTCCATAAATTGAACCCTGAACATTTACCGTCCAACGATCACCGGCCACAATAGCCCCAGCTCCTCCGCTACCTCCTGAGGACGGAAACACCCCGGTAGAAGCATCATAATTTCCGCGTGCGCTATGAGTGCCATAATTAGAGTTAGTAATCTTTGCTTTTAATTGTCCTGAGGTTGTGAAATCATAATCATTCTCTGTGCTGTGATAAACTCTAACATAAAATTGTTTCGCTATAGTATAAGTAGGATCTGGCCAATTAGCTTGAATTGAAAAATCTACAAACTGATCGAATTGAGTGCAATAGAAAATTAAATCAGTAGGTATATTAGTCCATGTGCCATCATTTTGTAAATATTTTGCACCATAATAAATCCTAGCACGTATTTTTTGATAAGGTATTTTTATAGTGGTTGCTATCACTACCGTATTTCCAGATCCGTCTACAGCTAATCCATAAACATAAGGAGCAGGACATTTTACATTTATTGAAAATTTTATTTGATTAACCGAACCCATAGCCAACATATAATTGTCGCTTTGGATATACCCGTAAGGTTTAGTAACATCACCTAAAGCACCAGAAAGAATTAAAGAAATATCGTTTATATCCGAAGGAGTATTGATAGAATAAGAATTAGTCATCGGATAAGTAGGGCTAGTAATCTGCCATCCATAAAGATTTATCGAATAGTTGTAACCATTGGATAATGAATTGAATGTACTTATCAATCCAAAATCTCCATTTCTCAAAATATTAGACTTGTATCCTAAATGGTATTTAACCCTTAGTTTACCGTACCCTGGTCTTATTTCTAAATTCTGATTCTGTTCGCTCCACCGTAAACGATTTGAGGATACAGCCGATTTTATTTCAGTGACAGGGTTATAACTTGAGTTTGAAAGATAGTTCCCTGTATAATCAAATTCACGATAATTGAAAGATGAAATCATTTCTTCTGGCCTGAAAATATTCCAAAATCCATTACCTTGTACTAATCTGGCTCTGAATGATTTTAAAATCGCATTAATAACATCGGCCCACGTAGGTGTATCGTTTATTAAATAATATGTGTCAACATCCACATAAGCTTGATCTAAAGGGTCATCTGATGAAGTGCTAGCCATTGTATTGGCGAACAAATTACACCCGCAACGAATTGAAAGATTAATATTCGTTTTTTGTAGGGCCAGTGCCAATAATGACATTGCTCGAATCGTCCCGATAAATTTATTTCCATCATCATGAAGAAATGCAACCTTGCCAAGATTAGGGAGTCCATCAGTTGCTTGTACTGTTACTACATAGGGAGTATTTGAATACTGTTCGCTATAAATCTGAGGCACTACAAAGCCAGACCATTGTAGTGTGTAAGATGTGCCACCTGATGTATCTTTGTAGAAATTTACTTTATACTTCGAAGCATCATTGGTAAATAGTTCACTGAATTGTAAATCTGTTTGTGAGCTAATATAAATATTTGCTTGAGACGCCAGTATTGGTTGAAACTTATCTAAAACTCCCTCTCCTCTCAAATCAAGAGTAAAAGGTGTTCCGTCCATTATAATATACGAAGAAGCTCCGCCATATCCTTTCTCAAGAATGTCAATCTTAGATCGGTGTCCTGCGAGGTTTAAATAATCGATAGTGTACTTTACTCCATAAGTAGTATCAAACGGAAGATTAACTAAAATATTCGCTGAACAATTTTGTGAATCTCTTGCATAAATACGATATGACCCGGTAATTAAAGAGGTGAATGTCCCACTCGATTGCCCTGTACCATCATTATAATCAAAATCACTTCCAATTTTATATTTTATCGGATTATTTGATGTCGCTAACACTACAATTACACCGTCTATCGAAGAACTTGAAGAAGGGTTAGTTAAAGTTATATTTGGTGAAAATGCTAAGTTGCAAACCCCTCCACCTATTTGACATGAATTAGGATCGTTAAAAATTGATTTCTTAACGTATGGAAATGAAAATTGCCGTAACCCGAACACCGAAAACCCATCCTTACAAATCAATGGAGTATAATTATTTTGCGTGAATACAGCCGGAATACCCGGTATAATATCATTGCCAGAAGTAATCAATGATCCATTTAAGTATACGCTCAATCCTGTGTATAGATTGTTAACATCAGCATCAGTGGAAGGGTCATAATAAATATCTACTACATCCTCAGCTATATAACCACCGTAAGGACTGTTATCATAAAAAGCAATTCTAAATAATCTAATTGCGCTCATCCTATTCGAGTATAGTTTGAGTTCGTTTTATAGTTAGAAAGAACTACCCACAAATCTTGTCCGCTTATTTTAATGCTTCCATAGACTTGTGTTGTGTTGTCTGATGATCTCCCATAGGATGATACTGAAGATTGAGCAACCGAATGACTACCTCCTCCGCCACCTTTAGCAATATTAGCTGCCGCACCTTTAACGGCAGATCCAAGGGCCACTAATGCAATCCCTGCTGCTATTGCTACCACTGGGTTCAAACTAGTAAGGGCTACCTGAATAGCTTCTATGGCGATACCTGCGCCAATAGCAAGTTGTCCTAATTGAATGGCCATATTACCAACACTTGCCAGTAAAGTTGAAAATATTTGATCTGAACTAACCGCCCCCGAAGCGAACGAACCTAATGCAACAGCCATATCCGTAACAATAGATTGTACTCCGCTATTTAAAACAAATGCGAATTGCTTTATTTTTCTTTCATCAAAAATTATGTCAAATGAGTTTTTATATGTGGGCGTATTTTTAACTAAATCATCCATTGCTTTTTTACCGGCCTGTAATGCTTTTGTTATTTTATTTAAGTCATCAGCAGGAGCCGAAACATTAGTCTTAGCTAATTTTGGATCAAGTCCGAATTGAGTATCAAATCCTGCCATCTTTCCCAGAGTCGATGAATTGGCCGCATCTCTTTGGAGTTGATATTGAAGTTTAAGAACATCTAATTTAGCCTGTTCTGCTTCAATAGTAGATTGTATTTTAGTAAGATTTGCGCCTAATGCTTGCCCTTCCTGTTCTCTTAGATATTTAATTTCTTTTTCATAGAAATCGATATTTTTAATAGCTTCAACAGTTTTTTCATCTACAAACTTTACAGGGTTTTTGAAAATATAGAAAAATGATCTTGTTCCATCTGTTAATGATTTTATCTGTATACCGGCATCTTGAGCAATTTTAGGTAGATCATTCAGAAATTTAAAATAAGTATCCTTATCGGTGTTCTTATCATTTAATACCGAAATAATATACTCCGCCAGCTTACCGGCCTCATCTTTCGCTATATGTGTATTTTTCTTGAAAGCATCCCCTAAGGCGTCCATTGCCTTGGTTAAATTCTGCAAAAGAGTTATTACACCGACTTGATTCAGTGTTTGTCCAAGGGCTACTTTGAAATTTTCCCAACTAGCAGAAAGCGCCTCCATTTTTGAGGCTGTAGTTTCTGAGGCAAGTCCAAATTTATTAATACTTTCAGTTGCTATTTCGCCCACTACTTTTGCAATATCTGCAACCGAAGCAGTCTCAGTTCCTACACCTTTTAATTTTTCTCTTAGAGTAACGGCACTGATACCTAAGTTATCGAGGATAAGAGGAGATTTTCTTCCGATACCAGTAACAATAGATTGTACTAAATAGTCAACACTCTGACCTGTCGCTAATGCTCTTTGATGGGCAAAATCAAAAAGCTTCCCCATTTGCTCGATAGGTATATTGAAGTTATCGGCCTGAACGGCGTACTTCATCAAATTAAGTTGGCTTACTGTTCCCTGAGTAGCTTCAGTCATTTCCTGAAGCGCCTTTGACGAACCTTTAATTTGATCGAATACTCTACTTACGCCATCAGCTTGCCCTGCTAGTTTTGAAATTTCAACACCAAATTCAGCGACACGCTCCACTGCAAAGGCAGTGACAAAAGTTTTACCTAATTCTCCGATCTTATCTTTAAATCCATTTAATAATGAGTTAGACTTATTCAATCCTGCTTCCAGGCTTTGAATATTCATCCCTAACTGTACTACTAATGAATTATCCATTGATAGGCGTAGCGTTCTTTGTTATAAATTCAAATTCTTTCTTTTCCTCTTCTGTCATTTTACCAATAACAGCGAATGAAACTTTTTTCTTTTTATCCCATGCAAACGAAAATACATCTTCCCACTTTTTTAATGATCCTTTGGAGTCGTGCGGAGCTAGTGAATAAAAACTTAAGGCTCGTATTTGCTCCCACTTCTCTTGCACGTTTACTTTGGCCCATCCTTCATAAGCTAAATTAAATTCTTTTAACGTCCATCTAGCCCATTCCCAAGGATCAATTCTAAGATGTCCTAAAGCCATTTCATCAATGGCTTGCCAGTTTATTTTGCTTCGCTTCCCTCTTCCTTTTTTTTTGCTGGCATCGATCCTATTAGTAACTTATAAAATTCACCCATGACATCTGGATTATTATCAATCCAGTCAGCAACTTGGAACTTTGTGAACTTTACATTAGGCTCATTGCCTTTTTGTGGATCATATTCACCCCATTTTAAAGCAGAGAAAGCTATAGCAACTTGATTCCGAATACTGGTAAGCTCTTTTATTTCGATAAGCTCACCTACCGATTTATTAGTAATCTGTTCTACTTCTGACCAAAAGTTACGACCAAAATTTACCGGACGTTTTTCTCCTCCGATTTCTATTAAGTTATTTGGCATATTAAGTTATGCTAGCTTGTGTTACCGCGCCTGTTACTGTGGCTTCAAGTGACAATGTAGCAACATCTTCAACACCGTTACTAGTATCCCATTTATTAAGATAACCAGATGCTTGATATTGCTTATCGCCAGAAGTAGAATCATAAAGGATAAACGCCAAAGAAGTCCCAGCATCGAGAGCGGTGAATAATTGAGCTGGGGTATAACCACTTGCAGCAAAATCTATCATGCAATCAAAACTGAATTTAGCATCCTTCAATCCTGGTAATACTTCCTTCCAGTGATTAGAATCTTTCGTAGTCACATCAATCATATTACGACCGACTGACATCGTTATTTTTGTTACGTTGGATATTACAGTAGAAGTGCTTCCTATGTAAATTTTCCAACTGGTTCCGTTACTTTTTGCCATAATTTTATTGTTGTGTCATTATTTTATACAATTGTTCTTCCGTGAAGACTTTTTTATCTATCAGTCTTTCGGTATCAGAAATTTGATCTCTAAACTGAATCCCTTTTACGATAACGCTATCAAATGTCCCAGTGTTTCTATCAAGAGCAGTTCTTGCCGCTAAAGACATTGCTGATACTTGCGTTTTAGTTGAAGCAAAATGAGTTATATAAACAAAGTCCTCATCCAATGTACTTGCCCCGCTTTTAGTATCATTAGGAACGATGTTATTAGTTTTAATTATTACAAAAGGCAAAGATTGAGTCTGAATGGCTTCATCATAGTAAATTTTAGCAGAAGTACCAGAACCAACGATAGCAGAATAACCGGCATCATTTTGTAAAATATTCATTATCGCAAACTGTGCATTCATTTTACTATACTTGGATATTTTGATTTTACTTTGTTCAATTGCTTATTAACTCCCTTTTCTATTGCTCCGTTTACTTCGTTCTTCTTTGTCTGCAAAGCTCCTGACACTGGATTGTGAAATTGTTCACCTACTCGTCCTCTTACTTCTCCTGATCTTGTTTTACGATCTGTTTGCCTGAATCCTATTGTCATGTGCTGTGCTATCAGCCCAACTTTTTGACCTGCCTGATTTCTGATAGTGTATTGCTTAAATCGTGGCCCTATCAAAATATATTCGGCGCTCTTTGCACTTTTCTTGTTATCTCTATAGACAGCAATATCTTTCTTTAATAGCGTTCCAAGTTCTCCTTTTAGTTCTACTTCTTGACGAGCTTCTTTTGCTACTACATTTCCCGCAACATCTAAAATACTTCTAACCTGAGTAGTTGATAATTCATGTTCAACGCTTTTAAACATCGCCTTTATTATGTCAAATCCTTTTAGTTCACAGGTTATCATGCGTAAATTCCAACGTGTTCAAAAATCTCGTAAGTACTCATAACTCTGTCTATGCTCATCTCAAACTTCACTAACCGATCCAGAGAAACTGTTTCTTCCATTCTGTTTTCAAAGAACTGAGACAAAACCATTTTAATCGCTCGTTTTATCAGGCCAGGAACGTATGTTCCGTCTGCTCCATACCCACAAACATATTCTATTTGAATAGTGTCCGGAATCCACTTGTAAACAGGCCATGAATTAACTGGCCATATTCTTGGTATCTCAATATCCTGAGCGCCTACTACCGGTGAAGCCTTTCCGGATACATAGAAATCTGTATTCTCCGTTAATGTTTGTAGTGTTTGGCTTGCATCGTAATATTTAAACAATGTTATCGACTGTACAGGTGGATAAAGTAACTTAATCGGAAACCTCGAATAATATGGCCCTAAAAAGTTTTGATAAACCGGATAACGAGTGTAAAGCTGATCTAAATACTGCACTCTGCTTTGTGTTATTAAAGAAATGCTATAACGTCTTTCTATCCATTGCCTAGCATCGGTTATCAAACTAGTGATTTCAGTATCATAGGTAGTATCAGCCCTTGGAATGCGTAATTGATCCTTAGCTTCATCTAATGAAACCGGCTCTACTGATGGCGCTGATTTTATTCTACTGGTTATCATGCTGCTCTTTCGATTCTTCTAGCTTTCAATTTCTTTTGAGTTGCAAAAAATGCACTTCTTTCAGCCTGAGTTAGTCCTTTAAGGAATTTTTCTAAATCTCCTTTCTTGCCTATCTCATGATTGTAAGCCCAAATGTTTTCATCGCTCTTTAAATCTGCCATAAAAAATTCATCACTTTCAACAATTTTTAATTTGAATCCTTTGCTTTCAATACGATAAGATGAATCATTGTCTAACATCCTATTGGCTGTATCAGTCCACAAGTAATAAGAGGTTGTATCGTCTAATACTTCTACAAATCCTTGAGCTTTTAACGACTGTGCCACGGGAGAACTCAAATATGATATTGAACCCTCACCGACTACTTCGCCATCAGCAAAAAGACCTGTCAAAGCCTTAACCTTTACCTTACCTCTGAATGATTCTAATAATCTTCTACTCATACATCTACCTAATCCCCATCCTCTCCCGTATTCTCCGTTTAAGGCTTCATATTTTCTGCAATCAGTCATGTAAATGTCAACGAAGATTAATTTATTACTCACAAAATAGTCATCTCCAGCCTTTAGGAATGGATCATAATAATCAAAGAACGAATTCAAAATAACGTCATCAGATCCCAACTCAATCAAGTAATCAAAATCCTTTTTCATGGCATACGTTAACCCGAAGTTCTTCTTTCTACCAACTGGTTCGTTTTCATGCATGACAAAATCGATTCCATACTTTTTGCAAAGCGGAATCATGCTTTCCTCACTGATTACTGCGAATGCCTCCGTCCCTGGGCGATGTTTCATAAGCCTTTGCAGACTCATGAAACACAACTCAGTAACTTCAGGCCGCTTCCATACAGCCAGGAAGAACAGGATTTTAGGTTCCTGCATAATATTTGATGCCGCTTGTATTGAGCAAACGAGAATCCGCGCGGATAAATCCTACCATTGCTACCTGATCGAATTCAGCATAACGCTCTTGCAGTCTCAATAAACGAAGTTGATTTACCCAACGAACACCGAAAGTTTTCATATCTCCATAGAGCATGAATTTCTTACCAGCAGCGATAGTTGAATCAAGATCGTTATTAATCATATATTGAGTGCCGTCAATAGTAGCCGGTGCGCTTTCATTCCATCCTGGCGCCCACAAAGGACGGGAGTTAGTAGTAGCCGCTCCAACAGTGGCTTTCTTAAGAATTGCAAGGATTTTGTCATGTAGCATAAACCGAGCCGATGGACTCTTGCGGTAAGAAGCATCAACCGAATGCACTAAATCAATAATTTCAGGGAAACCTAATGCCCCTGTAGTACCAGCAAGTTTACCCAAAGAAAGACCAGTGATAATACCAGAAGGTTTTGCCGAACCGTCACCTGTAGTAAAATGAGTGTTAAGAATACGGCCTAAACGAGTTCCGAGTTGACGCGCAATAAATCCAACTAAGTCAACTCCGGTATCTTCCAAAAGTTCGTTAGACACTTTAATCATCTTACTTGAATACTTATAAGCCTTAAAGGTCTTTTGAGCAAATACAAGATCAGCAGATGAAGAACTAGCGTCTGAGTTTTCAGCCAAAAGTTCACCTACGTTAGAAGTATCATCGTTAGTAGGTACAGGCAAATCATTACCCATATCTGTACGATACACGTCAAAAATATCGATTGCTCCTGAAGTCTGCGGCCCTGTAACTTGTTCATCAAAGAAAGGAGAAATGTATTTCAAGTAAAGAATAACTTTAGGGATGAATCCCTGAGGTACAGTGAAACCACCAGCAGTAGTTGTAAGACTTTGTGCGCGCGTTTCCATGTTATTGATAATTGCGCGTTCTTCTTCACCCAATTTTTCAACTTTCAATCCAGCGCGGAGCAAACTTTCAAACGCTCTTTCTTCATGATTGTTCAATTGAAGAATTTTTCTTTCTTCCGGATTGAGATATTTCAATTTCCTTTCACGCTGTTCAAACTTGCGAATTGCAGCATTAAAAGAACGCTGAGAAGGTTTGAAATTTGGATCAAATTTCTCATCGCTTTCAGTATCTGTACCTGGGATTTTAGGGCCAGCAGACAAAGCAGCAAAAGAATTGTCTATTCTCCTTTTGTTAACCTCTTGTTCAACGGCTCTGGTTTCAAGTTCCCAATCGTCAACTTGTTTTTCGCGATCTGCGGTAATTTCTTTTCCGGCTCTTTTATCTTCGTAAAGATCACTCATGTTTTTGAGGGCCGTATTACCCATGTCCCTGAGTTCACGATCGCTCAACTCACTCAGAGGTTTCTTTTTGTCTGCCATTTTAGTTCTTGTTTAATTGTTTATTGAATTTTAATTTATTTATGTTTGATTTAAGTCTCATTTCAAGCAATGACATTCTAATCTCCTCTTGAGCTTCCATTTTTTTAAATCCTCTTGCCGCTACTGAAGTATCAGGATAAGCCGGACGTGTTACCGGAGAAACATCATATAATTGTTCAATCTTATTTATGATCCTCATGTTAGGCATGTTGTTTTTAGGATCAGCTTTGATAAAACTCTCTTCAGCGACCGTAAAAGCGAAAGAAGATTTATTGATTATCCCTGCTTTCACAAGTGCGCGAACATCATTAGCGATTGAGGTGTCCGGGAGCTTGATAGAATAAAGTAATCCGTTATCATCTTGTGACAGAGATACGTTTATTCCGTTGCGACCTAAAACCATATTCATATCATGGTTAAAAAGTGCAAAACACTCATCTTCTAACACGCCTCCGAATGCCCCTGGTGCAATTCGCTCAACCCATCCTCCGAAGTCTTCAGAATCTTTATTAAATACAGCAGCATAACCAGTGATTATGTTTTCGTCTTTGGTCTTAGCGCCGTTTTCTTCTATTTCCTTAAATCCTAATACCGATTGATATTCCCTACGTTCGATTTTTTCATCGATCTCTCGGATGTAATCGTTTTCCGCGTGTCGTGCGTGAAGTTTTATTTTTGGTTTAGTGGTTTCCATTCCCATTTGTTTTGTATTCCATTTCTGCCATCTCAAGCAACGCTCTCGCTTGTTCTTTTAGGCTTTCACTGAAATTATTTTTACCTGTAACTCCTGGGGCTTTAGGTTGGCTAATCCCCTTCATTAATTGTTGGTCTACTTTGTCGAGAGGAACCATTGCGCCCTGAATGAATCTCCTATCCCCTCCATCAATTGGAGGTCTGCCGTCCTCTATTGCCGCCTCGTTAGGAGACATGTAACCGTAAGTTATTTTCGATGCGTTTGCCTCCGCCCGCGCTACACTATCAGCACGTAAATAACCGTTCATATCAAATTCTAGCTCGATACCGTCCTCGCTTGGAAGAGTGTAGCACTTAGTCTCATACTCGTTCTCTATCTTCTCTATGATTGGTGAAATGGTGTCTTGTAAGAACTCGATTGCCATCTGTTCCACGTTATTGAAAGTGGCTCTATCTAATTCTGAAAGTTTATGAAGAGGCACTCCGAACCACCGGCATATTGAAGCTATTGAGAAGTTGCCAGACATGATAAACTCCTGATCGGCCGGAGTCATTGTGGTGTTTATGTACTGGAATCCGAAAGGCAAAATAACGTCTCCGCCTTCGCGCTTGGCCTCTCTAAAGTTTTGCTTTGCTTGTGCCTTTTGAGTATCCGTAAGTTTATTAGTCGGCATCAAAAGACCCTGAGCTTTACCTCCATCTTGCCAGAACCTACCGCCCTGATCCCTACGGGCCATCTCCATCCCTAAATCTTCGCGCGCGTAGGTGATTACAGACTTGCCAGAAATTGGATCTTCACCCAAATGCGGGACGTGGATCATCCTTTCCATAGGGATAGGAGCATCGTACCCTGTTACTGTATACCAAAGCTTGTTCTTGTAAAACTTGATCTCTTTTACAAGTGTAGGCAGGATGATATTGAAGTGATCGATGTCAACTCCGTTTTTGCCGTAAACAATTTCTGAATAATGATTGCCTCTTAGTAGCAAATGAGTGACGGCACGCTCCCAATACACTGTCTTTGTGTAAAGTGGATTAGGGCGCTTACTGAAAAGTTTGTACGTAGGATGATCTTTCGCTAAAGTCCGCGCGCCTTTGTCGTCCTCGAAGTACGGACGGCACTTGAAAGATGAAATTATCCCGCTAAGAATATTTACGCATCTCCAAACAGCCGAAAGTCTAAGTGAATTCTCAGGGGAAACTAAAACACCTGAAGTCGAAGGGCGTTGGCCGGAAAGAACTTGTGAAAGTGTGAATCCGTCTAAAGGAACGTTCGGATTTTCAAGATTAACCGTGTTTGAATCACGTTTTTCTAGCTCCGAAATTTTTTGTGATAATTGTTCTATTCTTGGATCGGTGGATTCCGAATTCCAAATTACATTTTTAACAAATTTCTGTAAAAATGCTTGTTTCAATATTTGCGTAACCGATTATACGGTCACACAAATGACTAAAGTATTTTTGTGAATTAATGGGTAGACTTTCCCCTTTTTGATTTAACCCGCTTATTTTTGACTGATTTGAAACTATCGTACCCACTATAACGAGTATGTCCAGTTAGTTCTTTATGAATATTTTCAGCCTTTTCGTAAGCTTTTTTATTAGAAGTTTGGGCCGAAAGGTTTTTCTCATAAAGATTTATGAAGTCGGAAGTCCTCATGTTCATTCCATTCTCTATCATCTATTATAGATTTGAACCATTTCAAAATTACTAATCTTATAATCACCATCCCAAAATACCTCATGGATTCTCCATCTTCTAAATTCTTCAAATGGTATTTCATGAAAATTGGTTAAATCCATTTGATCGCTTCTTTTGTATCTTAATTCTCGAGCAACAGCCCAAAGAAGTTCATAAAATCCAAATTGAAATTTCAAATAAAGATCTTTATTATTATGTTTATAACTTACCATGTATTTTAGACCAAATATAAAGCCCTAAAACAGTCATTGAGTGATAAGATTCTTGTCGGCCCGTTGCATTTGATGCTAATTTAGGATAATCAGTTTTATTATACCAATCCATTGCTTTATTTTTCATCACTGCAAGATCGCTTGGTTCATGGTGAAGACTGAAACCTACCTTTGGCCGGTGGATGAATGAAAAATCAAATCCAAGATCGACCAACATCTTTTTAAGGATAGTTTTGTTTCCAAATTTAGCGATATGCTTTTCCTGGGGAATAGAAAGGGCCGCTTCGACTAATTCATGATCGAGATAAGGAACTCTAACTTCTACTGAGTGACACATGGAGGCAAAATCAAGTGTTTTGTTGAGGTCGAAGGCTAAATAGGTCATTATTTCATTCATTTGAACATTTGACCAGTCGGTCACGCTATAAATAGCATCAAAAGTGAATGGGAAATCCCTAAAAATAGCATTGTATTGCTCATTTTTATTCTGCATGCGGTCATACCCGAAGAACAATTCATCGGCTCCATTAGCCGTAATTGCCACTCTAAAGCCCAGTTTTTTGATCTCTTTACACGTAATATAAGGGATAAATCCGGCCATCGTAGGATCTCCACACTTCGAGGTGTAGTCTAAAAGGCACTCTTCTACTGAAAAATCATATGGGTGAACGTTATTTAAGTGAATACCGAATCGATCGGCTACTTTTTGAGCATATTCTTGCTCGGGTGAAGCTAAATGGATTGCTGATTTCCCAGAATACCGGCTTCCAACAATTGTCGAATCAATGCCTCCGGATAAGAGTATGATTTGGGGCCAATCACAGGCAAGTTTGACTTTATCAATAGCTTTTTCAACCTTTTCCTGGATATTTTCGATGGCATTTTCAATGAACTTCGGATAATACCATCTTTTGACTTTGACTTCATTGGTTTTACAGTTAAATGTTACATAATGCCCTGGCGGGACGGCTTCAATGCCGGAAAACATCGAATGAAGCATTGTTGCGCCCAAAGAAAGATATTCTTGTAATCCTTTTTGGCTTATATCCCAGTTATTTTTAGTTAAAGCGACTGCAGCCGGTGTGGATGCGAATGCAAAAAAGTCTTTTTGATGAGTATAGTAAAGAGGTTTGATTCCGAAACGATCTTTACAAAGAATTATTTCCTGATTCAATTTATCGTAATAAGCCAATGCCCACATGCCATTAAATGAGTTGAAAACTTGTGAGTAATCATTAACTGACATTAGTTTATCCAAAACCCAAGCCGTATCGGTGGAAAATTGTGTTGAATAATTGTAAATCTCCCCTACGTAAGATAAAATTCCTTGTGGGTTTGTCATTGGCTGATTACCCGCCTCTGATTTATCTATGATTGCTAAACGGTTTTGAGAAAATGTAACTTCTCCGCATTCCTCAATACCCAATCGATCAGGGCCGCGACTTATTTGATGAGTTGCCATTTTCATAACAACCTCTCTCGATAAATTCCATGAGCCGCTCAACCCGCACATGGAATTTCATTTAATCGTGCGAATTCACCATAATATTTTTTTGCAGCCAAATTATATGCCTTAGCTGCTTCAATTGAAGAATCAAACAATCCTAAATAAACTGTGTTTCTGTTTGGAGAAATTTCAGCAATATATTTATTCAATCTATCAGAAAAATGCACTCCCTTATATCCAGATTTGTTATTTATTCTTTTTGTAATAATGTTCATAGAATTTTCGCGAACTGAACATGATCGAAGATTATTTTTTTGGTTGTTAAATGTATCGCCATCAATATGATCAACAATATTTAATGGAAATTTCATTATCATTCTATGCATCATTACGCTTTTACGGGTGTCTTTTAATGTTGTAGATGGATACATTTTATTTTTACCTCCTCGCCACCAATGATATTTTGAAATCAATTCAAAATCTTCATCATCAATTAAGGCAATCTTATCACCATGTTTTGGGGAATGGACTATTATTTCTTTCATAAAAATAGTTTTTCATTAAGCCTAATCACTTCAAAAGTTTCCCCTGAGTAATTCCATGCTCTTATAAATTCAGGATTGAAATATCCTCTATGTTTCTGAGATTCGTATTTAGAAAGTGCCTCTATCTTTTTTTCAATATCAATTTTAATGGTAACCAAACTTTTACAAGGCTCATGAAATTGATTCCACGGAAAATTGTAACCGAATACTGATTGTTCCTTGAAAGCACGTAAAGATTCGTTATAAACTACTTGATGGTCTTGATGTCCATCGTTAGAACCATGTGTAAAGACAATATCTGGCTGTATTTTGTCGCGATATTTGATTAAAATATCTAAAATATCCTGCCTGTGGAGGCTGAAAACACGCCTCTGGAAGGTGAAAAGTTCGGGTAATTTGACTCCTAAAATGGCCGATGAAAGCTGAACTTCTTTTAATAATAGCGGGTTATCACAATCGGAAAGAGCTAAATAGCTTACTTCATGGCCTTTTTGAGCCATTTTGTAAAGAGTTCCGGCACATCCGAAATCAGGATCATCGATATGTGCCCCTATAGCTAGTATTTTCATTTAGCAGTCGGTTTTATTCCAAGTGGGAACATTTTTATAGCAGGGTTCCCTACCCACGTTTCGCCATCTGGAATATCTTTAGTTACCACTGCACCCATTCCGACAGTTACATCATTGCCGATCTTAATTTTGTTTTTAATCATTGCTCCTATGCCAATAAAACATCTATCACCAATTTCAACGCTGCCACCTATTACAGTTCCGGCAACTATAAGACAATGTTTACCGATTTTAACCCCGTGAGCAATGTGAACTAAGTTATCAATCTTAGTTCCTTCATCAATTAATGTTGATCCTTCGACAGCCCTATCTATACAAGTATGAGCGCCTATTTCTACATTCCTTCCAATCACTATATTACCTTTGTGGGGCATCTTAATTAAACTACCATCCGATTCGCGAGCATAACCGAATCCATTCTTTCCAACTGTAGCAGTAGGGTGAATCCTTGCGCTTGAATGAATGTTATTAAATGGTCGGCTCTCTTTCTCGCTTTTAGCGTAAGCTAATCGTTCTTCGTTGGTATATTTCATGATTTCCAGATAAAATATTTTGCGTTATCCTGTCCAGTCCATTCAAAATCTATTTTAGTAAATCCATAAGATTCATAATTGTGAGGGAAATAAAATTTACTTGGAACGTCATTTGTTTCAGCTAAGAAAACTGTCTTGGCAATTCGCTTTAGGTCAATAATTATCTGATCTATATCCTCAATGTGATCTAACACCGAGCAAGTAAACGCCACATCGAAATTAGCTAAGTGACCGAGATGGTATTGATTCCCGATAATAACAAAAGGCAATTCGTTCTTTACATTCGCGCGGATGACGTTCATAGGGCTAATATCCAAACCACAGGTTACAATCTTCTGCATGTCGAATGCTACTAAGTTCTTCCCACTGCCCATACCAAATTCGAAAATATGCATAGGCTTTAATTCTGTGATAAGTTCGTAAAGTTTGAAACTCAGATCAGACATATTATCATCTGCTGAATAGTTTTTGTAAAAGTTTTCGGGTGTCATTGAAATAAATCTTTAATCTTTCTATCGTATCCAAAATGATGGTCTATACTTACCTCTGGCCACCAATCAATCTTATCTGAAGCCGAAAGTATATGCTCTATCGGGTTCATTACTTCCCATGCTCCCTTTATTGAAAGTAACTTCATTCCTGGTGGGTTCACTAGTACTTTGTCGTAATACTTGATCGAATCAAAGGCGTAATCATCAAGTAATCGGCTTCTATCTTTGTCGAACACTATCCAATTGTTTCTATCTAAGAATCTTTTGTAAAAAACCCTTCCTGAACCCAAAGCGAAGAAGTTTTTATACCTCAGAAAGTAATCTTTCTTGCTTAAAGAATCGTGAATGTGCCATTGAGTGAAAAAAATAATATCCAACTCTTTGTAATTAACGGCTTGCTCCACGAATCCTGAGCTTAAAAAATCATCTGATCCTAGAATAATCAAAGGATCAGCATTGATATTTTTGCAGTAATCGACTCCTATTTGCCACTTTGTACCGAGCGGCTGGTTAGGTGCAACGCATGAATGAACGTTATCCATATCCAAGTCGCGGATGAAAAGATAATCTGAATCAGAAGAAGTAATAACCACTACGGTGCATTTCTGTTTTTGTAGTAATTCGAGATTAGTTTGCACTAATTTCTTTCTACCGTACATAGCTATTAGTATAACTGGATTCATTACCAATATTTAATAATGAAATGGCCTAAAATAAAAGCTAGTGAGATAAGCACACCGATTGTAATTAATCCTGCGATCCAATTTTTAGGAGTGTGTAATTTTTCTTCTTTCTTTAAATGAGGATAGGTTTCTTCTAACCTCTGCATAAATTTTGATTTCATTTTATTGCCCTCGCTGCTTTAGATTGAATTGCCCTATTAACTGCATCATGATGGAAACATAATTTTCTTAGGTTCTTTAAATCATCAATACCTCCGAGTTTCCTTTGCTCTACATGATCCCAAACATCCCCTTCTTTTGTTACTCCTTCAGCTTGGCACATTGGACACAGTGTTGATAGTTGTGACTCAGCAGCGCCCTTTAAAAGTTTCCATGCTTTACTCTGATAATATGGATCACTCTTTCCTTTATATCCTGTTCTTTTCGCTCGGTTTAGTTTAATGACTTTCATTCAATAATCATTCGGATTAATTAATCTAAATGTTTCTTGGTGAATATTGTTACCATAATTTGAATATGTTACTGGATGAAAATTTTCTTTTTTAACCTGATCCAATAAAGTTTCAAATCGTGCATAAAATGTGTGTGGATTTAAAAAACAATTATCCATCCATATTGAATATAATTCATCTTTAGTAATAAATCTTATTGGTGGTTTCATTTCAATGAAGTAAATTCCATGTCTGTCATAACTCCTTCTGAGTAGTAGTTAAATTTCGCTACCATTGCGTTAAGTATTGCGCTAACACTCCCTATCCTCGACCCGCTTGCGGCCTTGTCTGGCTTCTCTAATCCGTCACTATTCCTATGCGTTACCGTATTAGCTATATGCCAGCCCACTACTTTATTTCCAAAGTGTTCTATTTGTTCTTTCAACGCAAGCCTTTTGAACTCTTCTGTCTGTTGGCCTAAGTTATTAAATCCCTGATAAATTTCCATTACCGGAATACCTTCTGCTTCTAAGTCAGGAGCTACATATTGTCCAAATGTTTTATCGAAACCTACTACTAACACATCGTACTCTTGGCAAAGTTTTAAAACATCCGCGCTCATTCTTTTATGATCGGCTGTATTACCTGGAGTAACAGTAATGTATCCTTCGTCTATCCATTTTTGATAATCAATCTTATCGGCATTCTTTAAAGAAAACTTTTCCGGTAACCATCCGTGACAATAAAAAACATGCTTACCGTCAACATCTGGAAAGTAAAGTATAAACACATTAACGCTTTCTGTCGATGCGGTATAAAGTCCTCCGAAGCATTCGCGGCCTTTGAGTGATTCAAGTTTGATCCCATGAGTGTTTTTATTCCAAATGTCTGCACTTATCCAAGTTGTAGGTGCATCGACCCACATGTTAAAATTCAAAGTCTTTACATCTACTTCTTTACTTCCTCCTTCGTTCTTTGCCGCAAGTAAACGACCTCTTAAGAAATCACGGTTAACGCTAACATCTATGTTAGGATTAGATTTAACCCACATCGTTTCATCCTTGTATTCGTCTTCTATTAAATCTCCTTTATCGTCTTTAACTTTGTCGTGTTCATAGATCAAAACAAAATAAGAATCATCCTCCATTGTACCGCGAAGAACATTGATTCCTGAAGACCTAAGTTTGGTATAACATGGCCCATGCTTATTAAAACCTGAAGTCGTAATAACAAATACTAATGGCTCCGTTCTGGCTGCTTGCGCTGATTCTAATGTATTAAGTAGATCATCGGTAGCAGCTAAAGCATACTCATCCACTATAGCCAATGACGGATTAATCCCGTGTTTACCTCCGCTCTGTGTTGATGTCTTATCTCCCGATTCTTTTGATAGAGCCTTAATAAACCCGTCCCGTTCTTTATGGACTATGTTTACAATATTCTCCTTATACTTGAAAAGATTAACCGTGCCGTCATCCACATAGGAAAATAATTCAGGACTTTGTTCGATAATCTTCCCGGTAATGTTTACGCAAATCTTTGCCTGATCCTCATTGTTAGCTCCTACAAAAATTTTAGGAGTGTTGACTCTATCATCGGCAAATAGGTGAAAATTAGCTGTAACCCCTGCAATCGTAGTCTTTGCGTTCTTCTTCGCAATCTGGATATAAACTTTTTTGAATCTTCGTGTGCCATCTTTTTTAAACCAGCCATAAATATTTTGCCATAAGAATGCCATCCATGGTCTAACATCTACAGGTTGTCCGCGCCACTTATCTTCCCACAGACAACAATAGTTTTCTGCGAATAGTATGATCTTATTCGCTTCTTCCTCGTCAAAATAAATATCAGTTCTTTTAAGATCCGAAATGAATCTTTTGCAAGCAAGTTGGACTAATTCACCCGCAAGCTGTTTACCTGATACTACTTCATTGGCGTAGGCTTCTGCTAAACTCATTTAAAATCTTTTGGGTGTTTATCCTTCCAATTTTGGATAAGTTGATTCTTATCTTTAATTGCATGATCCCGCAAATCAATTGCTTCCTTTAATTGATTAACCAACTCCTCATTAATATGATCAGGACTTTTTACAAATATCATTCCTCGATATGTTTGAACAAATGAAAATTTATCCTTATCAAGTAATATTGCTCTTAAGGCTTCTGCATTTGATTCCAATTCCTTGAATTGGGTCAATGTCATCGTTACGGTTGGCTCTGTCATTCAAAGAAAATTATAACGAATGGTAAAACAATAACCGTTATCCCGTCTTGGCTAACAAAGCCTAAGCCGATGCCGAAATAGAATTGAGTATGGATTTCTTTTTTCATTTGGCTTTCAGGTTAAATCCTTTCTTCTTTTCTTGCTTCATGCCGGAGAATATCTTTGCCCTATCCCCAGGGTTAAGCCCGAACTTACTTGAATGCTTTAGTATGTTCTGGTACTCGTTTTTCATTACGGTGTATTCGGGCCTGATCTGTGAATAAGTGCCACCCTTCTCGGTTATGATCGTCATCGCTATTCCTTCCTTATTGCACAGCTCAGCATTCACGGCGTACATATCAAACGAGTTACAAAGCATGGCTAACTCTAAATCATCTATCTCAAACAGAATATTATTTTGAACGCAATGAGTCTTAATTCTCTCGAATATTGCCTTACCTTCCTTAGTTAAAAAACCTTCGTTTTTAGCCATTATACCCCCCGGTTATAGACATTATCGCGAAAAAAAATACTCGAAAC